GTCTAAAAATCCAAATGCGATTCATATATTGGAAGAAAACTTGGATGAAGTGGATTGGTGGACTTTGTCTCTCAATCCAAATGCGATTCCGATCTTGGAACAAAACTTGGATATGGTGGATTGGGAGATGTTGTCTTACAATCCAAATGCGATTCATATCTTGGAAGAAAACTTGGATAAAGTAGATTGGTATTGGTTGTCTAAAAATCCAAATGCGATTCATATATTGGAAGAAAACTTGGATGAAGTGGATTGGAAAATGTTGTCTTTCAATCCAAATATATTCACATACGATTACAGGGCTATGAAAGATAGAATGTTTCGTGGTGGGATTATGGAAGACTTGATGAAAAACCGGTTTCATCCGCGAAACATTCATAAACTAAAAGGGTGGGGGTTTGGTAATGATGATGATGATACGTATGTATAATAGGTAAAAATAAACTATTGTCTTTTTTACAATCACCTCACAATCTCCCTAAAATTGATTCGCCAACCCCACAACTACCTATATTGTAAATCCTAATAATACATATTATGGGATAACATCACAATAAGTTTACCATAAATAAATATGACTTAATATTTTAGAATTATAATAACCGTTGCTTTTTCTTTTTTCTTTTTTAATCCCTTCCTTTCTTGTTTTTGTACCCGAATGTCTTGAATAATAGTTCTGCATTCTTTTGCGTGTATTATGGTTTTTATTTTTATACAATTTTAATGGTGTTCTATCCTTATATTGTTGATAATTTTTATCCCCAAAATGGAGTGTTCTTATTTTTCGAGTTTTATTATTTTTAACTAATGCGGTATATTTTTTTGGAGAAGGACCTTTTTTAATTTTAATAACCGTTTCCTTCATATAATATATAAAGATTATGTCGCCACCGAAACCCTCGGATCGAAAATTATATAATAAAACAAACAAGAGAGGATTACATATTTAGTGCGGTTAAAGTCAGAAAATTGTGATTACAAAAGATAAATTAGAAAAACTGGCATGTATTTATATTGATTTATTGGGGTATGAGTTATCTCATTCTTCACGAGAACAAGTTGTATTCTTGGGGGGTAAGGATAAATCTATCCTTGTTTGGAAGGTTTAGATTATTGTATGATGTGAAAATAGCGTTTCATATCATAACTGGAATCTGACCGTTGCAAAAATAAAATGGACCATTTTTAATTATTCAACGGTCTAATTGAACGACACGATAATTTTTACGTGCTCCTTTTTAATACATTTACACGCAGATACCGACAATTCCTCGCGCTTTTTACGTGTCTTGCCATTGCCGGCAGACTTAAGTATAATATTCGATTCTTCCACATCATCACCCCCCTTTTTCTTAGAGATACTGTTTCTATCATTCATATCTTGTTCAATTTCATCGATATGTTCTTGGATATAATCAATAATGTTGCTTTCAATTGCCCACTTGAATAACGTCAGTTGCCCAATTGTCGTCTCCATCGAACTATTTTCATTGTATGGAATTGTAATTCTGTCCCAACGACAGAACGTATCAAACCTGCGTTTGGAATATGCCTTCAGTTTTAATTTGTATTCATTATGAACCTTAAACCGTATTGTGCTTTCGTCTTCTAATTGTAAATCATACACGGTATAATGTTTTTTAGAATAATTGGTCACAAACCAATCCACTAACCTCAATGAAATGTTTGATTCCCCGTTAATAATACTCATAATTCGGTCTAATTTCGTCTTATCTTCATAGAAATCCATCAGGCATTTCATCAAAAGGTCATTCTGCGTATGGAGTTTGTTGGAATGATATACTCGACTTGTCATATTGTGTATTTAGTAATGATTATATCGTTATTTTTATATTCATTTTATCGCAAAACATAATTCTCTATACTTATGATAATCATTTACAATGTCCATTTCATTTGACGAATTCGACAAATCCATCCAACTTATTGCAGAACTGGTGTATGAAACCGAATTAGTTCATTACAAAGACAATATTTTTTTGAAAAAAGAATCCAATCAGATAACCGGTTCGTTCAAATGGCGGGGTGTATTGTTCTCTATTATGACTGCATTCGAAAATTTACTTAATCAATATATTGACGAAACACAACCTTTTTATATGGTCACGCAATCCACGGGAAATCACGGAATTGCCGTTATCCACGCGGTCAATTTAATGCGTGTGTATTATTCCTACAAATATCCATACGAAGAGGATAAATGGAAATCTGTATATCCTTGTGTATTTGGTAACGCTTATATCAAACCATCAAAATTCGAAAAAATGCAGAACGAAATTGCAGAATTCAGCAATGGACATAAATGCGTATTGGATTGCTCTGCAAAAAATTATGCAGAGGCGTTATCGAAACGAGAGACGTTCTTAGAAACAAATCAAGGTGTGTATATGTCTCACGGTGGAAAAGACATTATGACCGGTTATGGGTCTCTTGCTAGAGAAATCCAGTCACAGATTCCCGAAGGAAAATCAGTGACGGTAATTACAGCAATCGGTGCAGGTGGTCCCATTGGATTGGGCGCCTATTTTGAATATTGTTCTAATTGCAAGTTAGTCGTTTCACAAACGCGCGAATTTAATGCGTTTATTCGAGGACTGGAATCGAAACAAATTGAATATAATCCTACGAATATACAACCCGAATTATCGGACGGTATTGCAGTGGATAAACCCGAAGAATATGCTCTTAACGAAGCAATACGATTGGGCGTTCGGGGCGTTACAGTCGAGAGTGCCAACGTTGGTGTAATACACGACGAAATGGGATTGGGTGGGTCGAGTTGTATTGCATTTGCCGCGTTAGATAAAATCGATATTGATACAGATATCGTTGTTATATTGGATTGTGAAGGGAACTGCTAACTGTAACAACAAATTTATCTAAACAACGTAACGCCGAGGAAATTGCTGAATGTAGACGAATAAAGCGCGAGGAATCTTTGTAAAAATAATTGTTAGAATATTCAATTATTTTTATTATATTATCGAAATTTCACATCAAATGTATGCGACACCAACCATACCGGTCAAGATTAATTACTGTAAGCTACCCCGGCCATACCACTCATAATGCGGAGAATGTTGTAACTGGTAGCGTAGACACGAACCTTTGCCGTGGCAGTTCCACCAACAGTGGCGGAAGAAAGGACAAGTTGAAGGGTGGCGTTGTCGATTCTGGAGAAGTTGCAACTACCACTGGGTTGGTGCTCCTCGGGGCGGAGGGCAAAGGAGTAGACGTTGATACCGGAATCGGGGGCACGTGTGTGGTGTTGGAAAGGTTGAACAACATCGAAGTAACTGCCCTCACGCTCGGAGAAGCGGTCTTGGCCGTTAAGTTGTAACTTTGCAGTCACAACTGGGTTCTCGCCCCAGCAATGCATATCGAGGGCGGTCTCAGCAAGAACGAATGTTCCGGCGTCGGAGACGTAAGAACCATCGGTGGCACCGGCATCGGCGTTGAAAACACCACCCCACTGCTCACCGGCAGTCTCAGCACCCATAGCTCCGGGGTCTTGGAAAAGACCACCAGATGTGATGAAGGCGTTGGCACCGGATGTCTCGGCAGGTCCACCGAAGGCGTGGACGGCGTTGGGAAGAGCGTCGATGGCATCAGTGTAGTTGAAAGGTTGGGCACCAAGAGTCTTGTAAAGGGTCTGACCACCCTCAAGAGAGGAACAGTAGTCAACGTTGGCATCGGGTTGGACAACCCAGACAAGCTCCTTGCAAGGGTGGTTGAAATTGAGCTTGATTTTGTTAGATGAGCTACCTACGCTCTCGTCGCCGGTGAATTGGAGTTGCTCGATGAGATACTCGTGAGGGTTCTGTGCCATCTTTCTACGCTCGTCGGTATCAAGGAAGATATAGTCGATGTAAAGGGAAGCAGCAACAAGAGATTGCTGGTAGGCGGCAGATGTCTGTTGGTTACCGGCAGTAGCAGCAAGAGTCTTAACAGCCCAGAGGCACTCGCCAATAGGACGGAAATCGATGTTAATCTTGACCTCGTGGTATTGGAGGGCAATAAGGGGAAGGGCAAGTCCGGGGTTGTTGCAAAACCAGAAGTTAAGGGGGATGTAAAGAGTGGTCTCAGGGAGGGCGTTACGGGGAGCGCACACCTGGGAAGGACCACCGGCAGCAGAACAGGGACCGGAGACATCGGCAAAGGATGGGTCGGTGATGTATGTAAGCTGAGTTGTGTTACCAATCATCTGGTAGTAACCACGTTGTTGCTCGGAAGATTGGGTAAGTTGGTTCCAGACGTGCATCCAGTCACCATATTGACGGTCAATACGTTGACCACCAATCTCGACCTCAACTTGGGCAACGAGTTGCTCACCGATGAAATCTAACCAACGAGCATAGACAGCCTCACCGGATGTAGCACCCATGTTCTGGTTGATCTCGGGAAGTGTAACCTGAAGATATGTGCGGTAGCACAAATCACCATTACGGCTGATTGTGCAAGTGACACGGCGACCGAAATCGGCTTGACCGGAAAAGGTCTGCTCGATGGACTCCATGGCAAAGTTGGTGTGGCGTCTGTAAGACACCTTCCAGAAGGTGATTTCGGGTGTTCCTGTGAGGAAAACGTCTTGGGCGCCATAGGCGACAAGTTGCATAAGTGCTCCAGCCATTTCTGTATATCTTTGTTTTAGAAAATAATTTCGAATAAAGGGAATTAATTCCTTTTATTCGAAAAGGACATAAACATTAGGTTTTACAAAATAAATCATAAAACTGTATATTATTCAGTGTATAGTGTCTTAAATAAATTGAATATTCACGGTAAATATGAAAGTGTCCCGTTTTTCATTTCTGCTAAATAAACTGGTTGTTACTCTACTCACGGGTATGTGCATGGTCGGTATATATTCTGTATTGGTTACTGCTATAATTCGGTGAATAAAAAACGCTCTACTCTGTATATGGTTGTTAAATCGTTGTTAGTACGTCCATATTGAAGTTGTCAGTAACAAATGTCTCCAAATATTTCTCCTCAAATACTTCACACTTACCTTCGTGTTTTTTGACAAAGGTATATTGGTTGTCGTTTTTACTCACTTTCCAACCCTTTTCTAACGCATTCATTATGAAAATCATTCTCTTAAACTGTTTAGGATTCACCTCCATATCACCCAATGTATTTATATAAATGGGTATTTTGTTATCACACATATAACCCTCGATTTATGTATATCTATATTTTGTATTATCGCAATTAACGATATAAACGGTTCGTATTATTTATGTTATATGCAAAAATCATCTAAACGTCTCGAACATAAACAAATAACTTCTCTTGACGAAAAACATAGTGAATTGTTAGATTCATTTCATACAGATGAGACTGTTAATATACCACAATTAAAACGGGAAATCCGTGAATATAAGAATACATTAACTACGGCAAATTTACCAGTGGACCAATTATTAGATATAAAGGATATTATAGGTGATAAGCGCGCCGAAATCAAAATGATGTTAAGTAGAAAGAAACTATATTTATTGGATAATTCAAAATATATTTTCGATTACTTTGAACAAAAACAACAAATATCGGATGGCGATTCTAACAATAATGTAACTATTCTAAACTCATTCTTTAAGGTGAAATCGACCGAAAATAAGGATATTGATACGAATACTTATGT